GTCAGCGCCTCCAAGCCCTAGAACAGGGCCTTGGTGGTGTGCAGCAGAAAGCTGTTCTCTCTGATAGAGAAAAAGTGTATGCTGCTCTTAACGAGTCAGTGCCTTCATGGAAGGAACTGAACAAGAGTACAGAATTTAGAGCTTGGTTGAATGAAGCAGACCCCTATGTTGGTGCACAGCGGGGGGCGCTCCTTACCCAAGCTTTCGATGAGAACGCCACGGATCGTGTTGTGGCATTTTTTAAGGGCTATCTAAACGAGCAGACTACTGTACAAACCGTTGATACCGTGCCCACCCCAGCAGCGACACCTGTTACTCAGGCCGCTCAAGTGGATTTGGAGACACTGGTTTCACCGGGGGGAGCACAAGAAGCTGCCCCAGCAAGCGCTCATGGAGATAACGCTGGACGCATGTATACCCAGAATGAAATTGCTACCTTTTATTCAGACGTACAAAAGGGAAAGTATAGGGGTAAAGATGCGGAGAAACTTGCTGTTGAGCAAGACATTATAGCTGCGGCCACTCTTGGTCGCATCCGGTAAATTCTTTATGAGGTTATAGAACCATGTCATATCCTACTAGTGCTGGCAGCCCGGGAACGGGCGGCGTAGCTCCCAACGTAGCGTACTCCGGTACGTTCATTCCAGAAATTTGGTCAGGTAAACTGATTGAAAAATTTTACGATGCTACTGTGCTGGCTGCCATTGCCAACACTGACTACGCAGGTGAGATTACCAATCAGGGTGACAAAGTCATCATCCGTACCAAACCAACCATCACCATCAATGACTATGCTGCTGACCAGACGCTGACAGTTGAGCGTCCTTCCAGTAACATCGTCGAACTCCTGATTGATAAAGGTAAGTACTTCGCTACTATCCTTGATGATGTCATGGAGGTACAGGCCGACCTGAACCAACTTGGTATGTGGGCTGATGATGCTTCCGAGCAGATGAAGATTGCCATCGACACCGATGTGCTGTTGAACCTGCTGGGCGCTGCTGATGCTGACAACTCCGGTGCAACTGCTGGCCGGTTGTCTGGCACCATCGACCTTGGCGCGACTCTTTCTCCTCTGGAGTTGGTATCTCGTGCCCCGGTTGCCGGTGAGACTGAAGTTATTGACATGATCCTGCGTGCGGGCCAAGCTCTGGATGAACAAAACATCCCTGAGACTGGTCGTTGGTTCTTGTGTCCGCCTTGGATGGCCACAATGATCAAGCAGTCAGAACTGCGTGATGCATCCCTGACCAATGATGGAGTCTCCATGCTCCGTAATGGTCGTCTGGGTATGATTGACCGCTTCACTTTGTACAGTACAAACCTTCAGCCTGTTGGTGCCATCACTGGGCTGGCTGCTGGTGAGTCTGCTATCTTCGCTGGCCACAGCCATAGTCTGACTTTTGCGAGTCAGTTGACCAAGATGGAAACTCTGCGTGCGGAGACCACCTTCGGTACTATCATGCGTGGCTTGCAAGTCTATGGCTACAAAGTGACTGATGGCACAGCGCTTGTCCAGATGGTTGCACAAGCCTCAACCGTGTAAGTTCGGTACTTGAGATAGGGGGGCCTTCGGGTTCCCCTATCTTAATCACCTTGGGGTACTACGATGTTGACAGCAGCCAATGCGCTCACACAGGCACGCCACATACTGCAAGATAGGGCAGAGCCTTATCGCTACACAGAGCCAGAGTTAATACTGATTCTCAATACAGCCCTCACAGAAGTGAAGCGGCTGCGACCTGATGCATTCGCAGGGTCTTTTCAAGCTGCCACACCCTTTTTCCACGACCCCGCTGATGGCTCACCCCCACCCGGGGCTATACCTACTACCGACCCATGGCCGATAGACCAGATGTTTGTTGCTCCTGTTATTGAGTACATAGCAGGGTACGCTGAGCTTCGGGATGATGAGTTTGTTGACGGTGCGGCCAATAGCTCCAGCGGGCGCTCTGCTGCCTTGTTGCAGAGATTCGTAGCCCGTCTTGTGAGTAACAAAGTATGATAAGTGATACATGGATTGAAGCAGCAGCACCGCAAGTGGGTGGGTGCCCGCTTATCACTATGCAACAAGAGTGGTTAAACACCGCCCGGGAGTTCTTTATCCGCAGCACCTGCTGGCGGGAGACTCTACCTGTAATACCCATTGCTGCGCAGACAGATATTTATCAAGTTGCCAGCGCTCGTGTCAATGTAGATGTAAATTACATCCACCAAGTATCTATTCCTGACAGGTATCTCGCACCTTCTAGCCACCACCCAGTGGTGCTAGCAAACCAAGACAGTGAGACTCCAACTCAGTACTCATGTCCGGAGCCAGACACCTTGCGCCTGTGGCCCATGCCAACTGTGGATATTGCTGAAATGACTGTTGTGGTCAGCTTGGTGCCTTCATCTTACGACGATGCTGACATGCCAGCATATTTACTAACCCAGTACTTTGGGCCTTTGTTGGATGGTATGCTTGGGCGCATGATGAACTACAAGAACAAGCCCTACTCAAATGCTGAGGGGGCGCAGTACCACTTGCGCCGGTTCCGTAGTGGCATGGCCAGAGTGAGGGCTAACACTATACATGGGCTCAATGAGTCAGAGAATAATTGGGCGTACCCCACTGGCTTTGCCCGTGGGCGTATGTATTTATAGGAGAGAGGCATGTTTGGTAGTCTGTTTGGGGACAGCCCACCCGGGGTAAAGACAAAGTGGACTAAGGGTTGGCGTGAGGAGATGGAACGCCTCGCTGGTGAAGGCGAAGATGTGTTCAATGAGTTCATGTCATTCCGGCAGGATATGGAGGACTACTCTGTTGGCTTAATGCAGAATGTTGTCAGCCAGCAAATGGATGTGTTCACACAACAGTTCGAGCAATCAACAGAACTGTTTAACATGGCCAAAGAAGACCGTGCCTACTATGAGGAGTTCTACAAACCTGTTGAAGAACAGATGCGGAAAGATGCCCAGACTTGGGACTCACCAGAACAACTCTCCCGGGCTTCTGCAAGTGCCCAAGCCAATGTAGCCCAAGCCTTCCAAGCTGAGAAGCGGAACCGCCAAGCGGAGCTAGAAGGGTATGGTATTGACCCCTCTGAAACACGCGCCCAAGCTCTTGACCGGGGTGTTGAAATCGCTCAAGCATCGGCTAAAGCTGCTGAGGCCAACACAGCAATACGGGAGCGTGAGAACCAAGCAGTAGCTATGCGCACAGGCGTTGCTAACTTTGGTGCTGGTGTCGCCAATCGTGGACTTGCTACAGCGGGCACCGCTGCCAATGTTGGGCAGTCTGCATCCGGCATAGGTGCACAGACATTGGGCGGTGCCAATGCAACAGTCGGACAGCAGAACGCTGGGTATATGCAGGGGGCTAATCAGCTTGGTGCTTTGTCTAACCAGTACGGCAACATCAACAATGCTTACATGCAGCAGTACGGTGCTCAAGTGAACCAGCACAGTGCTACTGTTGACCCAATGCAGACCCTCTGGGGCCTTGGCTCTGGTGTAGCTGGGGGTATCGCTGGGTCAGGAGGATTCAATAGCTTCTTTGGCAACAGTGAGGGCGGGGTAGTGCCGACACCTGAGGAAGCTGGTGTAGCTCCTATCCAACCCACTGCGGTTGTTAATGACCCCCGTGGTACTGACAGAACACCCTCTGCGCTGACCCCGGGCGAGTTTGTTATCCCTGAGGAGACAGTGCGCTGGAAGGGTGAAGAATACTTCCACAAAGAAGTAGCCAAGGCGCGGGAAAAAGCCGCTGAAGCTAAGGGCCAGCCAGCCGGAGCTATACCTCAACAAGGACAAGCCGCATGAACGGAGCCATCCAAACTCCAGAGGAAGTAATCGCTGCCCTCCAACAACAGAATATGGTGCTGCAACAACAGTACGAGCAGCAGACGCAGCAGATTCTGGCGCAGCAGGGTGCTATAGCCCCCCAAGGAGAGCAGCAGCAAGGGGGTGGGACACCTAATTTGGGCAACACTCTGGGCAAGGCGTACATGAAAGCCCAAGCCCCCACCGCCGCTGCTCCCGCCGCCGCTCCCGCCGCTGCTCCCGCCGCTGGTGCCGCCGCTGCTGGTGCTGGTGCTAGTGCCGCTGCCCCCGCCGCTGGTGCTGCCACTGGTGCTGGTGCAGGTGGCGCTGCTCTGGCCGGTGCTGGCTGGTTAGCCGCAGCCGCCGCTTTCGTCTACGCAGGGGTTAAGTTAGACTTGCCTGACATGTCAGCGAATGTTGGGTCTGACATTAAGGACACAGGACAAAAAATTGCTAAGCCAATAAGCAAAGGCATTAGCGCTATCGCAGATATATTCTAGGGGTTGGCATGAGTGCTACTACTGACTTTGTAAACACAGTCTCTCGCAATTTTGTGAGGGGCTACGCTGTTGGTTCTGAGAACCGCAGACGCAAGGGCCAAGCCGATGTAGCTGCCTTTGATATTGACGAGTACTCTGCAATACCGGGAGAGGAAGGAGCCCCCACCGATGGCACTGTAGCACCTGCTGCTGTTGAAGGTCAGGCCATGACCAATGAGGCTATCCCAGAGGACAGTGCCAACAACATCGCAGGAGCAGTCAACCAAGGCACCGCCCAGCCAATGGCTACCGAAGGGGCAGAGCGCCCCGGGTATGCAGAAGGCGGTGACTCTGAAGCTGTCAACAAGCTGGTAGCTGAGTCCGAGGCTACACCAGCCATTGACGAGGCAGATCCCGGGTATGGGGAGAACCCTGTTGATCGCGCACTTCAGGCCCAGAAGAAACTGCCTAAGGTTAAAGTTGTAGACTGGGAAGCTGCCAAGCGTGACAAAGCAGATGCCTATATGCGTGCAGGTATGCCTGAGAAAGCTGCCAACATTGACCAAGAGTTCACTGACCTGAAGCAGCGCAAATTTCAGGAGTTCGCTTCTCGCGCTCTGCAAGTGCTGGAGACAGACCCTGCAAAAGCTGCCACATTGCTGTCTATGGCTAGCCAGTTCTCTGCTGATGGCACTATGTCTGCCTTCCTCCCAACACCCGGGGGCCAGATCATGGAGGTCTCCCTTGACGAGATTACTGGCAAGCCACTGGGTGATGGCACCGCTGTTGATGCCCAGACCCTGCGTAAGTACATTATGATGAATGCTGACCCACAGAAGTTTCTGTACACCCAAGTAGATAACGAGTGGCGTGAGGAACGGGCTAAGGCAAAAGACAAGCAGTGGGCGGCGGATTACGGCCAAGGCTTGGCTAAATTCGTAGAGCAGAACAAGCAGCACCTTGATGAGATGGGCTACAAATACACAGCCCTTGGTCAACAAAAGGCTATTGCTGCTGCAAAAATCTCTGCCGATGCAGCCATTGATAGTGGCTACAAGAAGACTCAGTGGGATAAGAAAGTAGAATCTCTCAACAGCTTTATTTCTGATGTGTCTGACCCTTCCAAATTCAAGAATGAGTTTGGCTCAGAGTATGCCTACGATATTAAAGCAGGCGTAGCGGGTAATGGTATGCCCGACATAATGAAACTCCGCACTGGTGCTGAGTCATTCATGGGACACAACGGCCATAACAAAACTATGTCCCCCCAAACTGCCACTGATTTGTACCTGACAGTAACAACCCCCGGGGCGATAGAAAAAGCTCAGGCAGATGGCCGACTTGACGCCACCAAGAATGGTGAGCCTATTCTTAAAGCCCGTGATGGTAAGTGGTACTTCATACCTGAGTTCGAGGCTGGCCCAACCCCTGCTGCGCGCGCTGTTGGAACACCTTAATGGAAACACCTCCTGTTACCCTTGGTAGTGGCCGCAGTATAGGGGGCATCCCTGACCCTGAGGATTACGATACAGTTACCCTTGGCAGTGGCAGAGACGCTACCTACCGCAAGTCATCAGGACTCCCTGTTACTGGTGCTACTGACTACTCTATGGAGCCTGTCCCTGTGGGGGTCGCCCCTACTCCTGCTATTGAGGAGCCCATCCCTGCTGCTGAAGACGAGGAAGCTATCCCCGCCTTCACTATGGCCAAGCAGCCTGACTCCCCCCTGTCTGATGCGGAGCATGAGCAAGATGTAGGTTGGTGGCAGAATGCTGGCCGGGGGTTTTTGAACCGGCTTGGTGATGATCTGCTTACCAATCTTGGCCAATTTGGCAATAAGGTAATAGATAAAGTAACCCAAGAAGGCGGTGATTACATGCTGCCTGTACTGGGAGCCCGCGCCGCCGCTGGTTACTTAGAGGAAGCTGGCGCTGCCATTGGGGGCCGGGACTACAAAGTCCGTGGGGACTGGGAAACAGTTGAGGATAGCTGGGCCAAGGTCAGTGACTCCGAGGAAGTTGAGTTAGTTGATATTGCTGAAGCTGCCTTGCAGACTGGTGAGTTCATGCTGGAGACAGGGGTTGTGTCTACTCCTGACATGTTCGCCATGGTCGCAGCCATGCCTGCATACCTTGCCTCCCGGGTCGAGGAACTTGCGGGTGATAGGGCTGAAGCAGATGGTCGGGAGCTACCCACTGCTGAAGACTATGCCGTTGGGGGGGTGACTGCAACAATTGTCACTGCCATTGATAAAATGTCCTTTGGGTTTGCCACCAAGCCAGTTAAAGAACTATTGGAGAAAGGCATAGCGCCTGCCTTGAAACGAATTGGCAGTGCCACTGCTGTGGAAACTGCCCAAGAAGCTGTGCAGGAGACATTGGAGTACCTCGGTACTGGGGTGGGCACAGAACAAGGTGTTACTGCTGAGGAAGCTAAGCGCCGAGCGCTAGCGGGAGGAGTCGGCGGTGCTGGCTTCGGTGCTGGGGTCTCAACAGTATCCAATGTTGCTGGCGCGTTCAAAGCAGAACCTGCTGCTGCACCTACAGGTGGACAAGTTGAAGTTGGCACTGCGGGTGATGATGATTATTTGCCCACTGCTGACGAAGCTGCGGTTACTGAGGAAGACTTCCTTAGCCCACCTGAACCTGCTACTGAAGAAGTTCTTGAGGAGCTAGTAACAACTACACCCCAAGCAGAGAGTCAGACTGAGGAAACCACTGAGCCTATCCCCACTGCTGAGGAAAACCTCCGGAAAGCATGGAAGGACACCCCCCAAAAGGTGCCCAAGGCTGCTGTTGAGAAGGCAGTAGCTGTTGGAGTTCACCCCCGTGATGTGGAGTTCACTGGCAAAGACGGTAGCTACAAGGTAGGTGATATTGATACGGCTCTGGATATAAGCAAGCCCGGGGATACAGATGAGACAATTGCAGCGGCCCTGAAGGCGGCTGGTCAGGAGGAAGCAAGTGGAACAACCGAAACGGAAGTACGTGCCGAAGATACTACCCCGGGCAGTGGGGGCAGCGCTGGGAGTGTGGTTGGAGAGAGCAGCAGCGCAGCGAACACACCAACAGTGGAGGGCGAAGGAGCAGATGCGGAAGCGGCGCAAGGCACTGCTGAAGTAAAGCCCCCCCTAACCAAGAAGTTCTCCCGCAAGCCCTACGCTGCTGAGGCTGTAGAGCTTGGCCTTTCAGATGCTGACTTTGAGGGCATTGAGGCCAATAAGCAGGGGGTCTATACCAAGGCCAACCTCAAGACTGCTGTGGCCAACAAGGCCAAGCGTGACCGGGGGCCACTGGGTTCAGAAACTCAGCAGGTAATGGACTTCATTGAGCAGAACCTGCCCAAGTCTGACCAATACAAGACTGAACAAACTGGTCGCAGCCGAGTTGGTGGCTTAGATACCAAAGCTAGTGCTGTGGGCAGCTTAGTAACACTGGTAGATAGACTGTACAAAAAATCATCAGCCCCGCAAGCTGTCATAGACAGGGCAGTGGAGTTGGCGGGTAAGTTCCGGAAGCTGGGCAGCCTCAATGAAGACCAGATGGCTGGCAAGGGGTTCACCTCTGTCCTTAATGCCGCCACCCTTGACCCCGCTATTGATGAGTTGTCAGAACTGGTGCAGGCGCTTGATCAGAACCGTGATGCTGCGGAGGGCACCATTAACAAGGTGGATGCCACACTGGTTGAGAAGGCAGAGGCTGCTGAGGCTAAAGCTGTTGCTGATGCTGCACCCCTGACCCCCCAACAGATAGCTGAGCAGAAGTCAGACCTTGCCAAGAAGCGCAAGAAAGTTAAGGAAGTTGAGCAGGGCATACGCCGGGGCAGAGGGGGCAATGCTGAGCTATTGGCTGAGACCCAGAAGAAGCTCAAGGAGATCACTGCTGCTGAGTCCTTGCTGGATGAGCAAGCCAATGTAGTGGTGAAGGCTAAGCCCACTGCTAAGAAGCGCGCTGCCAAGAAGAAAGGCGAGGCCGCTCCGGTAGTTGGCACAGAGGGCCAACGCCAAGTAACGGCTGAGTCTATCAAGGGTGTCATGGAGGCACGGAAGGCGTTTCTCCAGCTAGGCATCCCTGAACAAGTGACTGTGGCAGCTAAGCATGTGCGGGATATCCCGATCAACATGAACCACTACAGCTTGCTGGTGGGCCTGTGGCGCAGCCTGAAGCGTACTGAGGCACAGGCGGTCAAGTCCAAGGACGCTGCCACTGAACAGCAAGCCAAGAAAGAGCAGCGTGCTCTGGCTCAAATCACCAAGGATATTATCAGCAGCCCTGATGAGACCCGTGACCTTGCCCACCAAAAGGCGGCGGGGGAACTGGCCAAGCTCAATATCCATGAGGATGTTATCAATGATGTGATTGATTTCGCTGAGGCATCCCGAACAGTGGTACAGCGTGAGGTTGCCCGGGCTGAGGAGACCACAGAGAATGTCCGTGAGATCACTGTTGAAGAACACATGGCTGAGCAGGCCGCTGAGCAGGCCGCTGAGCAGACAGGCTCACTGCAAGAGCAGATTGAAGCCGCTATGGACTCCGGTGACTGGGATCGTGTTGCTGAGTTGCAAGCACAAGAAGCCATAGGCAGCGCCACTGGTGACGCTACCCTGCAACCAGACCTTGAATCGGATACTATCCCACTGTCAGATGAGTTTGATGCTAACGATGCTGGCAATAATACTTTTGATACCTATAGCGATGCTAGGAAGGAATCAGCACCAGCACTGAAGCGCATACTGGCGCACCTAGAACTCAAAGGCACACCATTCCTGCGCAAGATGTTCCGCAGGCAAGAGGCGCAGGCCAGCGCTGCCAGTCGCCAGATGTTTGGCGAGGAGAGCAACAACCCTCAGCACACAACGCGCCCAGCAAGTGATTACTTGCAGAGGATTACTGACTCCCTACCACAGAACCACCCGTACCACTTGCTAGCGCGCATCCTCAAGGCATACGGCAATAGTGAGACCCTAGTGGAGTGGGTTGATGACCTACCCCCGGGAGTAGAGGGGCGGCACACTGTCAGGTACTTCGGCACTGAGCAGATGGCTAATGTAGTGCACTGGCAGGTTAGCCTGTCAAATAATATGAATCCTAAGCACGCTATGCGTGTAATCCTGCATGAGCTAATACACAACCACACTTCTACAGCCCTGCACTCAGACAGTGAAGTAGCTGTGTCTTTGGACAACCTCCGCAAGGAAGTGCTCACTGCGTTGGATGAGGTGGGTGATGCCCTTACTAACACTGTGCAGCTACGGGGTGGGAACCTGTATGGGCTGACTAATGTGGATGAGTTCTTGGCTGAGGCTTTTTCAAATCCAGACTTCCAACTCATGCTTATGAGCCTAGAAGTGAGGCCGGATACCAATGTCAAAGTGCCCACGAAACGGGTGGTGGCATGGGATCGGTTTGTTAACCTTGTCCGGGCTATCTTTGGTGCTAAGAAGTACAGTGCGTTTGATGAAGTAATGAGGTTGTCTGCCCCAATGTTCCATGGGGATGCAGCCTACGAGAGAACTCATGCCCCCGGGAAGATGTTGAAGACGCTCAGCACAACAGCCGGGGAAGTTGATCAGGTCTCTGGTGACTTGAAGCGGGTGGTAAACAATGATGTTGTGCGTAGCTGGAATATAGAACGTGACCGCATAGTACACAATGCTGAGAAGGAGCTGGGGCAGAAGGGTAAGGAGTTTGCCCAATCCTCCTACAGCATGATGCAGGGCGATGACCCTCAGACATTGGGCGACTTGAAAGACGGTAGTGATAAGGCCATTGAGGGCGCTGTTAGCCGCATGGCCCAAGGCGTGCTGAACCAAGACCAAGTATCCAACCTAAGGACAATCATGGGCAGCATGTCCCTTGCGGTGCAGACCTTTGATCAGATCGTGCGCAACCATGCTGATAAGTTTAAGACAGCAACAGGCAACGCACTGAAGGAATACGAGGCTGTGATGCGCAGCAAGAACCGCATTGCCCAACGCTGGCAGAACCGGGGAGCTGCCATTGATGAGCAGTGGAGTGCTATTGAGAAGGCAGGCAACGGCAAGCGGTTCTCTCAGTTCGTGCAAGATGTGACGATGGCTGAAGTCCACCCCGATTATTCATGGGATAAGCAGAAGCACCTGTTCAGTAAGCAGGAGCAGGCAGTTGTAGAAACCCAACACGCTGCCATACAAAAGCAATGGCGCAAGCTGAGCAAGCAGGAGCGGGCTACATTCATAGCTACCCGCACGTTCTTCACTGCCCAACGTAAACAACTTGCTACAAATTCCCTCCAGCATTTAGCCAAGACCTTTATCAAAGATAAGGAAGCTGCTGCCCTTGCCTTCAATGCCCTGAAGAAGCACAAGACAGTTGATGCTGCTCGGGCATCATCAATTGAGGTTGATAGTATTTTTGAGGCTGCTAGTGATCAACTAACAGCCTCAGTAGAGCGGGTGCTTGGGGCATCGAAGTTGCGTGGGGCTTACTTCCCACTGCGTAGGTTTGGGGATAATGTAGTTGATTACTCGAAGACGCGGAATCTCGGGAAATACAAATCCAAGAAGGTGGCCCAAACTCACATTCGTGAGTGGAGAAAAGAACACCCCTCCAATAAGAAAGCAACGCTTACTGAGAACGCCACAGGGGAGTGGGAAGCGGTAGTTGTTGAGGAGAGCGTTGAGTTCTTCGAGACCCGGGGCAAAGCCCAGAAAGCTATTAAGCAACTGCGCAAGGAGGGATTCACTACTAAGGATGAGCCCACCCTGAAAGAAGACTGGGGGCACCGTTTTGATGTTGGCTCAGTGCAGGTACTGCATCAAGCTGGCAAGAAGTTTAAGACAGACCCCGCCCTGACCAAGGCTGTTAATGAGCGCAATGAGTCTATTACCGCAGCATTGCAGGCAGCGTTCATTGAGTTGTTGGCAGAGAACAGCATTCGGAAGTCCACCTTGCAACGAAAGGGTGTGCGTGGTGCCAGCCTTGATGGTCGCAGAGTATTTGCTGAGCGTGTGTTCGGTGGCAGCTATGCCTTGGCAGACTCAGAGACAATGTTTGACCAAATTGATGGGTTGGATGCACTGTGGAAGGTGGCCCGCCAAGGGAACAAAGGCTCCTACAAGGCAGGACAGGTTGCACGGGAGATGACCCTGCGTGAACGCCACAATGTAAATGATCGGCGCTCCAGCAAGTTCAATGATTGGGTGGGCTCACTCGGGTTCTTGGGCTTCTTGGCGGGGCCGAGCTACCCCATCATTAACGCCAGCCAGCCGTATATGGTTGGCCTGCCATGGTTGGGTGCACGCTATGGCTTCAAGGCTACAGGTGCAATGGTTCAAAATGCCAGTAAGTTTGGCCCCGCTGTAATGAAGGAGTTAATTGACTCAGGCATGGGGTTGAAGCGTGACCCACACCAAGCCATTCAGAATGCTATCGTTGCCATGGAGAAGTCTGGGGTAGCCGGTGGTGTTGAGATGTTGAATGCAATGCGTGACGCTGGGATCATGGACAGTACTTTCATTGATGCTGTGAGCGAAGCCGCTAAGGGCACTGGCTGGAACCTGTCTAAAAGTGGCCTGTTCAAGTTCGCTGCCTCCGCCCCCAAGATAGTGGAAGTGCTGAACCGCACAGTCATGGCGACCACTGCCTACCAATTGGAGATGGGCAAATCAGGCAACAAAGAGAAAGCCATTGAGGTTGCCAAGGAAGCTATCTTACAAACACAGTTCGACTACAGTGATTTCAACAAGCCACGGTGGTTCAAAAACCCTGTTGCTAGACCCTTCCTGCTGTTTAAGATGTACCCGCAGGGCATCTATGGGCTGATGGCCTCTGCTGTTAAGCAAGCAACGAACGGTACGGCTGAAGAAAAACGTATTGGTCTCAACACCCTACTAGGAATCGCCGCCTCACACACCATCATGGGTGGTGCACTGGGTGGCATATTCATGGAGCCAGTCAGGATGCTCCTGTCTGCTATTGAGATGTTGTACCCAATAGACGATGACGATGAGGAAAACATGCCCTTCTGGGACAAGCAGCGGTTTGACATTACCATGCGTCAGGCTGCTGTGGACTTGCTGGGGGATGAGTATTTGGCTGAGTTAGCGATGAGGGGGATACCGCGTGCCTTTGGGTTGGATTTATCAAATAGGTTGGGCCTGCATAACCTTATGTTCATGGGTATGTCAGGAGGTACTGAGGACAATATCCTGCAAAAGATGATTGAGCAGGTAGGCGGTGCACCGCTCTCAGTAGTGGGGGCGTGGATTAAGTCTGGGAAGTACATGGCCCACGGTGACTATCAGCGGGGCATGGAGGCAGCAGCACCGAAAGCTCTGCGTGATGTTATGAACACAGCACGAGCAGGCACCCGGGGGCTGGAGACCTTCAATGGTGCAACTTATATGCAGCCAGAGGAGTTTGACGGGTTCGATCATTTTGTTAAGATGATGGGGTTCAGCCCTGCCAAGACAGCAGAGTTGATGGAGGAACGCTGGGCACAGATGAGCTATAGTATGCGTATGACAGCCCGCAAGAAGCAGACTCTTGACCGGCTTATGAATGGCAACTTGGATATGAAAGAGTTGAACCAGTGGAATGTTAAGCACCCTGACTACCGCATAGGCCCGGGAGAGGTCATTCGGAGGCGTGCTGGTAACATGAAAGCAGAGATTATGGATTACAAAGGGTATCCTGTAGAATTCGGGAAGCCATCAATTAGCAAGCAAGCGAGGTTTTAATCATGGGCAGAAGTAGCCTGCGTCACACACGCGAGATACAGGGCATTGATTCATCAGGACAAACCCCTGCTGAGTTCGGTGAGAAGTACAACAACCGGCTGGACGCTTCCGGGGCTCCGGTGGGCAACCCCAGCGGGCCAGCGGCTGTGGTGTTCAGCGGTACAGTGCCTGACCAAACTGGCAATGACACTGTACCCTTCAGTCTCAACACTGGAGCCTACTTTGCGGGCAGTGATACACCGTTCGTGTATACGCTCTCTGCTGGCACACTGCCATCAGGGCTGGCTCTTAACGCCGCGACTGGTGTAATAAGTGGCACCCCTGATACTGTGGAAACACAGGCGGGCATCACGATAACAGCTACAGACGTTAGCACGGACACTGCTGTTACCAACGCCTTTGAAATTGATATCCTTGCCTAATGGCTGAGGACGGGCAGCGCCGTAGTCCGACTAGCCATCGGACTCCCAAGCAGATGGTGCGCAAGGCGAGGTCAAAGACTCAGAATGCTAGCAAGGAAGCTACTAAGAAGCGGAGCAACAACAATGTGGCCCGAGCAAAGGTCAATGCTGAGCGGAAGAAGCAGGGTAAGCCCAAGCTGAAAACCACTCAACATGTTGACCACAAAAAACCTCAGTCAAAAGGGGGTTCAAATGAGCGGTCAAACCTGCGAGTCACCAGCGCCAAGAAGAACGTGAGCCATGGCATGGCCAACCAGCACACCAAGAAGAAAACTAAACCACATAGAAAGAAATCCTAGGGATTACTGATGGCTAAGAAGACACCGATACAGAAAGCAAAAGCTGCGCTAAGTGGCAAGACCACAAGCGGGAAGGTTGCTGCTGCTGAGAACAAAGCACTGCGGCCCAAAGCAAAGCCGAAAGCAAAGCCGAAAGCAAAAAAGAAGGCCGTGCGTAAGTCGGTCAAGGATAGTTTTTGGGGTAGCTAAGGCCCTGAAGAAATCGCTGCCACATTGCTGGACTGTGTAAGGGGTTGGTACAGGCTATCGAACACCCCACCCCAGTTAGTATTGCACATGTCTATTCCGTATACATATACTCGCCCCGTTGCCATTGAAGTGCCAGCACCAAGCGTTCGCTGACCTACTGAGGCCCCGGCTAGCTTCTTCATTTCATCCTTAATCTTGTGGCCCTTGATGCCTATGTGTTCCTCAACCCACTCATCAAACTTGGGTTTGTTGATCAGGCAATGCCCCGACTGGGCGATGTGTACATAAACAGGATTGTTATTGCGGGGGAAGGTGATGGTTTGGACAGTGGCTTTACCCTTACCAGCTAACTTGTCAGTGACTAGCCGATTAGGGGTCATCTCGTTGATGAACTGTAATACTAAGTTGTCCATAGAATAGGCTTCCCGATGTGACTTAGAGATCCGCCGCAATGCTACAAACTCATGCTTCAGGAACCCAATCAGGGGCTCCATATCAAACTTTAACCCCAACAACTTATTACCAAGCTGTGCCCCTACAATCATGGAGGCCAGCAAAGACAAGCGGAAACGCTCTGGCTCGGTAGCCCCCAAGGATATCTTCAGCGCTGCCTCAGCCTCGCTCACAGCCTTGCGGACTTCCTCGGTATGCTCGGATAAGTACTTAGCGTATATGCGACCACCGCCCCCGTAGCAACGTGTCACCTTGAGGTCTCCCAATGAGTTCTCGATATCAGGCATAGTGGTTTCAAATACCCGCATCACCCCTGCATCACTGTCCCGGGTCTGGCTGGCAATTGTGCCAAGCGCTGATATGTTGCTGGAGGTTACAAGAATAGTCTGCCACTCTTGAATGGCACGTTGCTGAATATTGGAGTTGAGTCGAGTTCGCTCCCTGCCTGAAGTTAGCCGGAACACAATACTCATCATCTTGTCGTCTTCTTTGGTGCTCCGCACCTCATCCCAATACGCTGGCAGGTTTCGCATAACCCCTAGTGAGTTGAGCATGGAGGCCATTGTGTCATCCAGACTCATCATACCCTTCACGGGGTGGCCCCACAGGGCCTGAGCTATCTTCATTATTGTTGTCTTGCCAGTACCAGACTCTCCATGGATAGAAAGCACGCACCCGGGGTCGCCTGTAAAACCAATCAGCGGGGCAGCAAACGAGGCAGCAACAATCGCTGCTGACTGTGGCCTGTCCTGTATAACCTTGTTGGCTTTCTCTATCCACTCAGCAACTTCACCAACCACATTGTATTTGTCCCGCATCACAGCATCTACCATATGGTTGGTGGTACTGTTCCCCTCGACATAAATTTGATCACCAACACCAAATGATGACAGGTCATCGGCCCAACCAAAGTGGCGCTGACTTGCCCCTGCATTATCCTTCTGTAACTCTTGCAACCAAGACACTATGAACCCCCTGAATCTATTGTTGAATGGCCCTGCGATTATGATGCCTTTTTCCCCCAACTTCTTGTCCCAGTTTTTCTGGTCATGTAGTTCTTCTAGGAAGGGAATTTCTATGAGGCTGCCTTTGTGCACCAACACTAGTTTATATACATGTTCTTGGCGTATGTCGGCGCATCTCAGCAGTGTGACTAGCTGGTGTGAAAAGTTGATTGGCAACACTGGCTCAGTCTTCGGGCGGTCTTCATCATCCTTACCCACGCGCCGGTACAGCCCCCCATTAGCATCAATAAAATACGGGTCAGGTATGTTCTCCGGCTCTGGGTACTCCGCAGTTGCTGCTACTATTTTTACCAGCTCTGGCTCTTGCCTCCCCAAGTGGAGGGGGGTAGTAACTGTATGCGGGCAGGCGTCGCACAGTGGCTTGCAGCCATCCAACCCCTTGAATGTCTCACAAGTGGAGGGGCCAGTACTACCTGTTATTTTTTGCTCGTATTTCTCAAGGGTAGTGCCTTCGCTATAATCCTTACCCTCGCATCCGATAGCGTGTATAAATTTCTGACCATCCTCTGCAAAGGACAAGGTGTTCAGCAAGTTGTTCCAGAGAGGCTCACTATCATTGGCCCCACCTGCTACAAGGCTACGCCCAAATACCCCGCACTTTTTAAACATGCCATGGCTGAAGCATGGTACTTCTTCAAAAGGTATGTTGGTTAAATCGTCCTCCCCCACTGCTGCGAATAACTCAGGAGGGAATTCTATTTTTTCAGGCTGGAACAGGTTTGTTTCATAGCAGGTATTATGTTCGCGAGTGTAAAGAATCTCACAAGTCTTGTGGTTGTACGGGTCTTTAATGTTAGTGCTGCCCGGGGCCCTTAAGATTCTAGCAGCGTCTGCTGTTATAGCATTGTCAGCACCGAGGTCATTCTCCATGCATATGCTCTTAAGGTGTTTAGCACCAATATCCCATTCGGCTTTGCTGATGGATTTTCCCAGTGCCCAGTAGATATGTAAACCATGGCCTGTTTTTACAATGTACGAAGCAGAGGGCAGTATGCCCGCAGCCATAATATCAACGAATGCTCTGAACGCCTCCGTAACTGTGGTGTACTTCTTACCTTCAGCACAGTCCACATCAAGGTAGTAGCACTTCTTTAGCTGGCACTCTGCGAGTGTCCGTGCGCTGCCAAAGCTGCCTGTGGCGTGGTAGAGGTTCGCGGGTGTTTTTCCTAACAGTGTAATTGCTGCTACTAGGGCACCGAGGTCACTGAATTTCTTTTGTTGGAGTTTGGAAGTGGGGGTAACGTAGGCTAAGTAGTAGTTTCCGGTGGGGGGCAGAATATCCGTATAGAACTTTTCTATTGTCATGGCTAAGGATCGCTAGTTGGGGGGAAAAATGGGCAGGTTTCCCTGCCCATCAATTACTCTACTCTGCTATCTAAGCATTTTCAAGTTTGCTGAGGATATCGTCCAGTTCCCCACTGAGTTCTGGCGACTCCTCTGGGGGCTGTTCCTCAACAGGTTGTGCCTTTGGCGCGGCTTTCTTTTTTGCTGCTGCCTTCTTTGGGGCGGCTACCGGCTCGGCTTCTTGTGCTGTCTCCTCAAACTCCAGCGACATTGACTCAGCTTTCTTTGGTTCCGGGGTGTCAGTAGCAATAAGTGCTTGCTTCTGCGCTGCCCGGGACTCATCAGCTTGAGTAAGGATTGTTTCAATTCGCTCAGCTTTGTAGTGCTTCGCAATTTCCACTGCTTCCGCCTGAGTAATACGGCGAACAGGTTTGAATGTAAGTTTGGGGTAGCTGGCATCAGGATCAAAGCCAACCCGGGTGACGATTGTGTTATATGGAAACCCCTTGTTCTTCATACCCAAACCATAGGTCTTGAGATCATTGAGGCTGGCAGCGGGAACCCGTAACAGCATGGGGCCACCGTACTGCTCATTCTCAATGTCACCCATAGGCACAACGGCTACACGGCGGGAGTCTTGGCACGCTTTGGCCTTGCGCCCATCTTCAGTCATGCGGCTGCCCCACTGATTAAACTCACAGGCAGCGCAAGAAGTTGATTGGGGTTTTGCTACATCAGCATCAGGCATCATACCATTGACAGACATACACGTAGGCGGGTCATCACTGCCTTCCACATACTTGTGGTCATAGAATACCTTTGAAACATCGGGGCTTGCCTTGAGGAAGATTAACTCCACTGAAGGCTTAGCTTCTTCGTTGGCATCGGTGATGAGAGTTTCTTCCCCACCGGATTTAATGCGCCACTTGCTGCCACGGAATGACAGTATGGCAAAGCCCCCTGCAACACCTGCTGACAAGTCATCAGACATACCTTCAGCTTCAAAGAATTCCGCTAGCTCAGCGGGGAGTTGGTTTTTGTCGAACGGGATTATTTCACTCATGCTATTTAGACCTCACGCCTATGATTTGTTCAGTTGATGTTGATAGACCGGGGGGCAGCTCACCTGTTTCCTCAAGGTACTCTGCCACCATGGTTTTTGAGACACTTCGGGTAAGAAAGTGCCATGCTTCATTTGCTTGCACAAATTCAAAGAAGTCCTGCCAGTTTTCCATCTTCACGCTGACACGTTTAGATTTATATACTGTAGCTTCATCAGTGGATATGTTCTGCAAGCCTTGCTGTGAAAACAGGTTAAGCATAAAGGCTTCCATCTTCAGCATGTCTGCTTTGATGGGTGCCAGTTCCTCCTTGTGTTTTTCCTCCAGTGATCGTTTGAAGTTGCGGAGAGTCACGTACCCCTTAGCAACCTGCTGTATAGTTGGCATAGCACCACCTCGCTAGTTATGTGTAATGTCATGGAACATTTGCAGGAGTTCCCCCTGTACATCTCCCTTCTTCTGCAACGAACGATATACTTTACGTTCTATCGCGGAATTTTCTACATGGGCAATCAAACACTTAGTGTCTTGCCCCGGCCTCCGGATTCTGCCACATGCCTGCTCATATATTTCAGCAGATGTAGTTGGGCTCCACCACACTATTAAACTAGCGGCGGTGAGCGTTAATCCGTGTGCAGCAACTTGCGGGTGAGCCACTAATACTTTCGGGCTGGCACCGTACTGGAATAAGTTAAATATTTTATCCCGTGCTGCTTTTTGTGTATCTCCGTACACTTTTTCTACATCATAATCCTGACTGAGTAGGGAAGCAAGCTCATCCACACCTAATTTAAACGGGCAGTAAATTATAACTTTTTTGTCGGCTTCTTCGATTAATTCTTTCAATACTTTTAACTTGTTAGAGTAATCGAAACTCACCTTGCCCGCGCTGCCCCCATAAATAAACCCACTAGCTATCTGCAACAACTTACTCATTTGCACACCTGCGTTTGCAGCAGTGATGGGTGTGCCACCAACAAATTTCAATGCCATGTCTGTGAGCATTTGCCCGTAGGCTTTCTTCTGTTGTGGAGTCATCTCACATGAGCGAGTGGTGTACGTTAGTGTTGGCAAGTCCATACAATCATCTTGAGTAAACCTCACTGCTGGTTGCATCAAGTCAAAGATAATTTTGTTAGCTTCCTTGCGTGGTGCCCATTTGAACTGAGTAATCTCTCGCATGGTCATTTCTCTGAACACACGGAAGTATGGTGAGGGCAACGCCCCCGGTGTGATCAGTTTTATCTGCCCGAATGCATCAGTGGGTGCCTGTGGTGTTGGGGAGCCAGTCATACCCCATACCCATTTCTTTTTTGCGATAAGTTTTTTCGCTGCCTTCCATCTCTCTGTTCCGACCGTTTTGAACCCTGTTAACTCGTCAATAACAACACAGTCTATATCGTCTCTCGCAGCAATCAGGCGC